GCGCGCTGATCATCACAGGCACAAGCGGACTGGCTGCGTTCTATGCCACCAACACGGGCGCAACACCAGCATTTGTCAAGCTCTACAACAAGGCCACGGCGCCGACTGTGGGAACGGACGTGCCGGAAATGATCATCCCGGTTCCTGCTGCCGTAAGCGGGGTTCCTGGGGTGGCAACACAGATTTTCAGCTTCATCGGTATGCGCTTTGCGTTGGGCCTTGGCATCGCCATAACGGGCGCCGTGGCTGACTCAGACACCACGGCTGTTGCGGCAGATCAGGTGCGCGTGAAGTTGTCGCGGACGACCTAGCGTGATCGGCCACCTGTACACCCTGATGCTGGCCCAGGCCCAGCAGGTGCAGCCACCGCAGCAGGCGGGCGATGCAGATGCGCAAACCGCCGGCCACCACCTGGCGCACCGCGTGCGCCGCAGCCGTGCCGTCCCCGGCTGGGCGCTGCCCGCCCTCAACCAACCCATCGAGCCAACGGCCGACCAAAAGGCCGCCCGCACGCGCCGCCAGTTGCGGCAACTGCGCATGCTGCGCCGGATCTGACCGGCCTGTAAATCGTCTCACCCTCGCCTAGAAATGAGACAGGCGCATGGACAACATGCGCACCATGACGAGTCCCGCCGCACAGGCTGCAGCAGCGCAACGCACACCGCCCACGAAGGGCCAGCAGGGCCAGACCGAGGCCGTGCACGACTTGCCCGTGCAAACCCGCGTGGCCACGCTGGTGCCCAGCACCTTCCGCGCTGAAGACAACAGCCTGGAAGTCGTCTGGACCACCGGCAGCCGCCGCCGCGCGTATGACTGGTTTACCGATCAGGTCTAAGAAGAAGAGCTGGCCGTAACGCCCGCTGCGGTGGACATGACCCGCTTTGAAGCCGGCACCGTGCAGGTGATCGATTCGCACGACACGTACAGCGGCGTCAGCGCCATCCTGGGCATTGCCACTGAAGGCTGGATTGCCGGCGGCGAAGGCCGCGCCCGCATCGCCTTTTCCACTGACCCGGCCAAGGCCGGCGTGGTGGGCGACATCAAGGCCGGAATCATCCGCGCGATGAGCTTCGGCTACAGCGTGCAGAAGTACGAAATCACCCGCGCGCAGGACCGCACCGATGGTGTGAACCTGCCCCTGTACCGCGCCGTGCGCTGGATCCCCATGGAACTGACGTTCTGTGCCGTGGGCGCAGACCCCAACGCCGGCAGCCGCGCTGCCGAGGCCGCGCTTACCCGTTCCCAACCCGCGCACGGCGTGCCGTGCGAATTTGTCCGGGCGCATGCCCAACACCCCAAGGAAACCACAATGACTGAAGCAGAGCTGCAGGCTCAACGCGAGCAGGAAGCTGCGACCCGCGCAGCCGCTGAAGCCTCCCAACGTGCCGCCGCTGATGCGGCCGTGCAAGCCGCCACCGCTGCCGCCGTGCAGCGCAGCGCCGACATCACCGACCTGTGCGCGCGCCACGGCGTGCCGCAACTGGCCGCGCCGATGATCCGCGAAGGCAAGACGCTGGACCAGGCCAAAGATGCGGTGCTGGAGCAGATCGCCCGGCGTGACGCCGCTGGCGGTGGCCACCTCAACGTGCGCGGCATCCAGACCGTGGGCGACGAGATGCAGACCCGCATGGATGGCATCGGCGAAGCCATCATGCACCGTGTGGACAGCAAGACCAAGCTGTCTGACAACGGCCGCCAATTCCGCGGCATGAGCCTGATGGAAATCGGGCGTGATCACCTGGAACGTGCCGGCGTCAAGACCCGCGGCATGACCCGCATGGAGCTTGCCACGCATGTGCTGCAGCACCGCAGCGGCGGCAGCATGGGCACCAGCGACTTTGCCAGCCTGCTCAGCAACGTGGCCAACAAGCGCCTGCGCAACGGCTACGAAGAAAACATGCCCAGCTACGCACGCTGGGCCCGCCGCGCGCCCAACGCGCCGGATTTCAAGGCCATGACCGTGGTCAACCTGGCCGGCACGCCCGACCTGCTGCGCACCAACGAACACGGCGAATTCAAGTACGGCGCCATGACCGATGGCAAAGAGACGTACAGCATGGTCACCTACGGCCGCATCGTCAGCTTCACGCGCCAGGCGCTGATCAATGACGATCTGCGCGGCTTTGACCGCCTGGTCACCGGCTTCGGCAACAGCGCCGCGCGGCTGGAAAACCGCACCGTCTACGCCATCCTCACCGCCAACGCGGCGCTGGGCGACGGCGTGGCCCTGTTCCACTCCACGCACGCCAACCTGGCCGGCTCTGGCACGGTGATTGACGTGGCATCGCTCACCGCCGGCCGCACCGCCATGCGCAAGCAGAAGGGCCTGCAGAGCGAAGAGCTGAACCTCTCGCCCGCATACCTGATCGTGCCCGCCGCCATTGAAGGCGTGGCCTACCAGTACACCAGCGCCAACTACGTGCCGGCCACGGCCGCCAACGTCAACGAATTTCGCGCCGGTGGCCGCACCGCCATTGAGCCGGTGGTTGAAGCCCTGTTGGATGGCTCCAGCGCCACCGCCTGGTATCTGGCCGCCAACACCGGCGCCGTGGACACCGTGGAGTACTGCTTCCTGGACGGCGCCGAAGGTCCCGTCATCGAAAGCGAAGTCGGCTTTGAAGTGGACGGCATTTCCTACAAGTGCCGCGAGGACTTTGCGGCCAAGGCCATCGATTACCGCGGCCTCTACAAGAACGCTGGCGCCTGAGCCTGGCCGCCTGAACCACTGAACCGGAGCACACATGATCAACTTCGTACAAGAGGGCGATGTCCTCGACCTGGACCCGGGCGCCACGGTGCCCGCCGGCACCGGCAAGCTCTTCGGCGCCGCGCTGTTTGGCGTGGCCGCTGTGGATGCTGTCAGCGGCACCGCCAGCTCATTTGTGGTGCGTGGCGTGGTCACCATCGCCAAGACCAGCGCGCTGGCCATCGCCGTTGGCGACCGCGTGTTCTGGGACAGCGCCAACAGCGTGGTCAACAAGACCAGCGCTGCGCAGCAGCAGGTGGGCGTTGCGGTTGAAGCCGCTGTCAACCCCAGCGCCACGGTCAAGATTCTGCTGATGCCGGCGCTGCCGGTGGCGACCTGATCGGCTGACAGCGCTGCACGCCACTATGGCCACCACCGCATTCGCGCAAGCGCTGACCCGGCTCAACGGGTCGGTTGTCTCGCGCCTTGCCGATACGGTGGCCCTGGTGGATTCATACCGCGTCAACGGCATTTTTGACCGCCAGGCCGATGAGTTTGGCGGCATGGTGGCCACGGCGCCCAGTTTCATCGTGGCCACGGATGACGTGCCGCGTGTGGCCCAGGGCAGCACGGTGCGCATTCCTGTTGGCAGCGCTGTGCTGCGCTACCAGGTGCGCGAGCTGCTGCCAGACGGTGGCGGCATGACGCGCCTGGTGCTGGAGTCCACGCAGTGACGGCGTTTCTGGACATCACCAGCGCCGTCAAGGCCGCGCTCATTGCACCGCCCGCCCTGGCCGGTGGCCGCGTGTACCGCGGCCGCCGCGTGCCGCTAGCGCAGGCTGATTCATCGTCCATCCACATCAACGCCATGCGCCATTCAGGCCGCACGCTGGGCTTGCATGGGGCTGATCTGCAATGGGAAACGGCGGTTGCCGTAGAGGTGCACGCCCGCGCCGCAGCCGGCAGCGATGCCGAAGCCGCGCTGGACCCGCACATGGTGGCGCTGTGGGAACGCCTGCAAGCCATGACCGTGCCCGCAGGCGTCTCGGCTGTGACGCTGGACCCCGAAATCCGCATCGATTTTGACGAGCAAGACCACACCCTGGCAACCGCCACGCTGGGCTTGCGCTTCTCCCACATCACCACCGCGGGCGCGCTGGCCGCCTGAGCAAAAAAGGAACGCACCATGTCCTACTACTTTCCCGAGGGCACAAAGCTCTTCTACAGCGTCACCTTCGCAGCGGCCAAGACCGTCAGCGCGTTGAGCAACGCCAACCCTGCATCGGCCACCAGCGCCGCGCACGGCTACATCGACAACGATGAAGTGCTGTTCCTGTCTGGCTGGGAAGAGGCCAATGAGTCCGTCTTCCGCGTTGACCAGATCGACGCCGCCACGCACACATTCCTGGGCCTGGACGCCACCAACACGCAGCTCTTCCCGCCAGGCGGCGGCGTGGGCACCACGCAGAAGATCAGCACCTGGGTTGAAGTTCCGCAGGTGCTGACCATCACCGGCTCTGGCGGCGATGCCAAATACGGCACCATCGCCCCGCTGGCCAAGCGGCAGGAAATCCAGCGCGCGACTGGCTTCAACGCCGCCGCTACCAACTTCACCATGGGTTGGGACCCGGCCAACGCCACCTATCAAGCTTTGCTGGCCCTGGCCCGCACGCAGCAAGCGGTGGCGCTCAAGATCCTGGTGGCCGGCATCGCGCCCATCTACGGCTACGGCAACATCTCCGTCAGCGCTCAACCCAACATGACCCGCGGCCAAGTGATCGACGTGCCGGGCTCCGTCACGATGAACGGCCGCCCCATCGCCTACGCCAGCTAAGCCGGCGGACAGTTTGCACGGCCACCGCCTGGGCTCTCCTGGGCGGCAGCGGTTCGGCCCCGAGACTGCGCGGCCGTGCATCCAACACATCGGGCGTTGACTGATCGGGCACCATGTCAATCAAGATTGTTGTTTCACCGCGCGTCAAGTTCAAGGTGCGCGGCACCGTCAAGGACGAGGCTGGCGCTGACCAGCCGTTTGACTTTTCGCTGACCTGCCGCCGGCTCGATACCGACGCCATGCAGACCAAGCTGCGCGAGCGCGGTGATGCATCCATCACCGAATTCATGCTGGAGGTCATTGAAGACTGGGCCGGCGTGAAAGACGCCGAAGACAAGCCGCTGCCCTGGTCTGAAGACGCCTGGCACGGCCTGTGCCGAATCCCCGGCGTGGCCATGCTGGCCTACCGCACCTACCTCACCGAGGCAGGCGCGAAAGAAAAAAACTAGCAGCGCTGGCCGCCCAGTTTGCCGAGCACCAGGCCCGCCATGCGCCCCAACAGCCCCAACAGCCAAGCATCTGGGATCAAGTCCTGGGTGGGGGCCTGCTCGACAGCCTGGCATCAGCCAGCGAAGAGGCCTACCTGTGGCCAGAAAACGTGGACACCTGGCGCCACTGGTGCGGCGTGCAGACCCAGTGGCGCGTGGGTATGGCCGGCCGCACAGGCCTGGACTACGCCGCCGTATGCGCCTACCTGCAACTGCACGCGCCTGAGCCTGAGCGTCAGCGCGAGCACCTGGCCGGCATCCAGGCTGCTGAATGGGCCAGCCTGCAAGTGTGGGCAGACCAGCGTGAAGAGCAAGCCCGCCGTGCCGAGCCTGGCCGGCGCTGAGGTGTAGGCATGCAGCACGAAATTGGCATCAAGCTCAGCGCCAGTGGCGGCGCGCAGGTCAAGTCAACGCT